CGCCTAATTGGTCGAGCTCTTTTTTAACATCATCATTCATGATTTAAAAATTTTAAAGGGTTGAACTTATTTTAACTTATTAATTAAATACTGATAAGCATTAAAATCTTCTTTTATGACCTCTGGCTCAGTAACTTCAATAATAGCTGGCTGAGTAGTTATTTGGCTAAAAAGCGTTTTAAGCTTGAGTATTTCTCCTTCTATTGCGTAACCCATTTCGTCTGAGATATTTCCCTTACGAATAAGTTTAACGAGTGTGTCATATCGTTTAAGAGTGTCTTTTACATTTTCTTCACTCTTAACGTCTAAAATTTTTGCTTGGTCATTAGCAGCTAAACTAACTGCACTTATTTCGTAAAGCTTAACTTCTGTTAATTCTCTATGACCTTCTTTAATATCTTTTTGTATTGGCATTATGCCGACTGAGTTTTCTGTTATAACTCCAGCTTTCATTAATTCTAAAACGTCCATTCCTAATGTTGTCTTTGCAATTTCAGCTACAAACATTAAGCCTTTTTCGTCCTCGTATAATTCATTAATTTTTCCTAAAGGTTTGTCAAGCTTATGCTGATAATAATATTTAACCCGGTCACCATTTTCTTCAATTGTTTTTTTATACGCTCCCGCTTTGATAACATCATTGTCAGAATCTTTATTGTCAAAATAAGAAGCATAACCTTTTACTATTCCTTTTTTTTCGTCCATGTCCTGGACTTCTCCAAGGGGACTTTGTTTATAAATTATAGACATAATACTTTTTTTTTCAAATTTAGCAATTATTTTTTTTATTTTTTAAAATGCTGAAGCCCCAGCTACACCTAATCCAAGCGAGTCAATATCTGCTATAGATTCAGCCCCTGGCTTAGGAATATCAATTGACAGGCAACGGCAGTTAATATTGTTTTCTGGTATTGTTCCAGCCCCTGGCATTGCCATTGATTCCCCTCCAACCTCATACATTTGGTCAACCGGAATTCCATCTTTATAACGGAAATGAGCGTCTCTATGAGAGTCACGTTCTTGAGTATCTAAAGCACTAATCCAAACTTTTAATAAATCGCCTGGGTTAAAAAATTTTAAACTGCTTTGGTGAATAGCATAATTTGAAATACGAGTTGATTCTGTGGTTACAATTCTTTTAGCTATATATAAAGCTTGACTATTCATTTGACCGGCTAAAATTCTTCCTTTACGGTCTCGACCATAATTTGCATATACAGGGTCTTTCATTAATTGTTCAAATTTTCTTATAGCTGCTTGCGTTGTTGCATTAGCTATTTCTGCCCCAAATCGTTTGGACATTTCTTGGGAATACCAAACAAAAGTAGATTCCCACTCTCTAATAAAATCTGAGGCGGCTTTTTTTTGGAACTTCGTAAAATTATTCGCATACCATTTTGCAAAATGAAGACCTGTGTTAACATAAAGTTTTTTATATATTTCTTGAATTATTTCTTCTTTAAAATAAACGCCAGGCGTAACTGACCCGGATTCAATTAACTCAGGTATTAATTTAGCTAATTCTTTTTTCCAAACTTTATATACGTTTTTAATTTCTTTTTTTTCTGTGATTAATCTTTCTTTATTATAGCTAAGCCAAATATTATCATATTGTTTTTTTGTATAATTAAGTGATTTTTTTTCTTTATACTTTTCAAATTGTGAATAACAAAAAGCTAAACGCTGAGGTCCATTTGGAAAGTCCTCTTTTGATTTTGGGTCTGCATAACATCTCGAAACAAAATCCCCTCTATTTTCGTTTGGATTTGGAGTAGGCATTAATTTTTATCTTCTAATTTATCTAAGAATTTATTGACCCAAACTCTCATAGATTCACCACCCCAAGTATTATAGGAAACATAACCATTATCTTTCCAGGGAGTGTCTTTGTATTTTGGATTTATTGTGCTATAACCTTTATGTCTGGCTAAAAAACTTTTAACTCTTTTTAAAGTTGAAACTGAAAGTTTTTCACGATTAGCTAATTGTCTTGCCCGCGTCCAACCAACTCTTGTGCCTGCTTTAACTTCATCTTTATATTTTTCTTTCCACGCTATCATTCTTTTTGCATTATTAGAAGCGCTTTGAGGATAGTTATTATAAGTTTCTTTTTCTATATATTCTGCGTCTATGCTTTTAGTTGATTCTGGGTGGCTTTCTGGAAGCAAATCCGTGTCATGCTTGCCTCTTCTGAATTTACCATTTTTAAGCACATATAGGAAGCTATTTACGCGCGCCATTGCCCATTGAGCAGGAGAACTAACCGAAGGTCTTACGCTTGACGGATTTGATTGGTAAGCGCCTAATCCTCTTTTGTAAACCGCATATAAAGTTTTGACTGTTGTTTTTTTACTGGAAGCACTGACTGAAGCATTATGGTCTTCTACTTTTTTTCTTAATGCCTTTTCTAATTTAGCTGACATTTGTTTTTCTTCGTGGTGATACTTGTCTTCTTCTTCTTCATGATAACTTTTAACAGCCTCCTCATATTCGTCATGCGTTTTAAAAGGCATATAAACTGTTTGCCCGTCAAAAGAATGCTCGTGGCTTCCCGACCCACCAAGCTCTTCAGCTCTTAATTCTGCTTCTTCTCTGGTTGTATAAACATCTTCCATTCCAGGAACCTTTGACTTTTCTTCTTGCTCCTCTTCTTCTTTAGGTTTTTCTTGTGGTTGCGATTCAAAATTTAAATCAACTGAAGTGTTCAACGGAAGTAAATTTGCAGGAACATAATAGTCATTTAAAGCTTCGCTATCTTCAATCATTCCATAACTCATTGCTTCTCTTTTTTCGTTTGGTGTTAACCACCAGCTTTTGCTCATTTGGTCAACTATCTTTTCTGACTCTTCTTGAAGTTCTGCTATAGCTGTAAAATCAAAATCAATACAAATCTTTTCACCATATTGAGGAGCTAACCAACGATTCAATTCATCTCTTACTTTAACCAGCTGAGGAATTACTGCATTTTGATATAAAGCTTTTTTAGCTTCTTTCATGTTGTTATAGCTTGCAGAGTCTGTATTATTTAAAAGCTGAACAGGAACGTTATAAATGTTGCAAAGGTCTTTAATACTTGCATTATATTGTTCTATTAACGAAAGGTCAGAAGCATTTAAACCAAAGTTCACCCAGCTCATTTTCTTAGGACTAATTAATATATCACCAGCATTTCTTGAGCCTTGATGGGCTGCTCTAAATTTATCTTTTAATTGTTGTGCTTGAACTTCTGTTATCCCGTCTTCTTCTTGTGTTGTTAATATACCTCTTGCAGTTTGATTCTGTAAATATTTAACGCCTGTTTGAACAGCTTCGTTATTTGTAGTTAAGCTTCTAAGACCTGCTTTTAATGGAGACTGCCCATAAAGATTTGAACCTGACCCGTCGTAATATGGATTAAAATCTTTAATATGACAAATTGATTCTGCTGGAATTTTATAAGTGCCATTATATTGAAGGGCATATTCTTTTACAGGCTGCATTAATCCTCCTGAGATTATTTCCATTTTTTGTGAGGGCAAAATATAAAGCTCCTTATACTTACCAATATTAACCCCAGTGTCTGGGCCAATTCCATAAATGTAACGGTTCCCGGTTAGTAATCCAAAAGCTAATAACTCTGACATAAAGCTATTGTAACTTTGTGCGGGATTCGGTCGGTTTAATAATTCGTGCAGCTCAGTTCCCTCCAGCTCAACCATTGAATCTTTTCTTAATAATCTTGCTTGAAATAAAGCGGAGGCGTCTGCAGTTCCAGAGGTTAAAGACTTGTATCTTTTATAATTATTTTCATTTACTTTTTCATAGACCTGAAATGGGATTGTTGTAGCTGCTTTTGAAATGATATTTACTAAAGAATAAATTGTAGAATTTTGCCTATAGCCTTTGTCTATATAGGTGTCATCGTTTTCTGCGTTCCATATAACTGAATTACCTAACCAATTATAAATAGCCTTATTATATTCTTCCGAAGTTTTTTGTGAATTTTTTAAAATGTAGTTTCGGATATTGTCAATTAACCCCATAGGATAAAATATTTTATTAGCAAAAATACAAAAATTTGAATTATCAAATTACAAAGAACGTATCGCGATATTTAAACTTAGTGTAGACTACATATCTAATTGCGTCTAATAAGTGTTCAGGGGCGCTTGAAACTGGTTTATTTATTATAGTTCCGTCTTTTAATTCTTCCCATAAATAACTTTGTTGTTCTTTAAATATATTTTTAGATTCTTTACTTACAAAGACTTCCATCTCTTTTATTTTACTAATCCCCGCATTAACACTTCCCGGCCCTTTAATACTTGCCTTAGCCATTAACCCATGCCTTCTTAATTCTTCTCCACTTTTTGGTTCAGCTGAATCATAAATAATTAAATGCTCTTGGAGCTTTTTTTCTTTTATGTAATTAGCTATGTCTGCATTTGTCATTCCTCTGCGATACATAACTTCATGAATATATAATTGGTCTTGCTTTCTTCCTACTAAAACAATTCCAGTATTGTCTGCACTAAATCCCCAGTCTAAGCCTAAATGATATTCAATATCTGGAAATTCTGAGTGAGGTATATATTTCCAGTTTGTATATATTTGTCTCTGACTAAATACAGCTCTTTGACCTAATCCAAAAACATTATAATAGTCAGCGTCTCTTTCTTTTAATTTTTCAATTTCATTTATAACTGTATCAGGAAGAAATTTATTGTCTCTCCAGGTGCTAATAAAAAAATCAACGTCTGGGTCTTCCTTGTCTATAAGCTCAGAGTATAACCAGCTCACGGCGTCACTCGGATTAAAGTCTATTATAATTCTTTCTGTTGTCCTCATATTGATTTGCTTAAAGGTTTCATAATCGATTTCATTACCCTCATTCATTAATACTAAATCATGTTTAGCTCCTCTTAATTTCATTGGCTCGTCGCTGCTAATCATTTGAACAATTGTGTTTTGATATGTCCAAGTATTCTCAGACTTATTATGCTTGCCTAAATAATATATTCCAAGCTTTTCTAATAGACCAAAAAAATCTCTCATTACAGACCTCCTTAGAGATGGCATTGAAGCTCTAACTATTGTGATAGTTAAAGGCTGCTCAGCATTTACGATTCTATAAATTAAGTATTGACAGCAGCTATAAGTCTTACCGCTACGAGCACCGCCTTGAAGTATTACGATTCTCTTATTAGAATTAACTAATTGATAAAATTGTTTGTTACAATATTCCTTTAACATCTATTCGGCCGGACGCCATTCTATTAACTTTGATTTAACCTCACCCTCAACCGATAACTCTTGCCTCTCTATATAGCCTCTCTTCTTACCTCTGGTCTTTAAATAAAATATAGTAGCCGTAACATTATCGTCTTTAATAAGGTCATACAATTTAGATTCTGCAAAGTCTAATGAGATATTATGAATGTCCTCAACAGCTTCTTTAAAAGCTTCATCTTCTTTAAGCCAATTATAATAGGTTCTTCTACTGACCTTTGCGTTTTTGCATGCGGTCGTAACAATACCCAGTGAAGCCTCTAAGGCTTTAATCATTGCTCTTTTTTTAGCTGTAAACTTTTGTGCAGACATATGACAAAAATAAGCAATCCTTTTGAATAGCCTTATTTGTTATATTTTTTATACAGATATATATAAAGGTCCCAAACTTTTTCGGACGCGATACGTTGATTCTTATATAGTTTAGGACTGGTTATAAGCTGTCCTTTATTATTTATTTCAACTTTTACTTCTTTTATATTACGAAGAGGTTTAATATAAACCTTAATATTATTCTTAATACACCAGCTAATTGCTTTTAATTTTATGTCCACCATATAGTAATTCTTATAAATAATATATATAAATTAACCTCATTAAAATCGTTTACATTTTCAGCTGGATAGTAAGTAAATCCAATTAATATGCCGTCAAAATAAATATCAATTTTCATTTAAAAAGGAACTTCGTTGTCTTTAATTATTTGAATCTTTTTACCTGTTTTATCAATAGGCTTATAGCAACCACCATTAAAAAAATCAGGTGCTAAATCAAAATTACCTAATTGGCCATTTTCTTTACGCTTAACCTTTTCAATATATACTTTAACTAAGTCGCTTTTATATTTTGTTTTATGGCCTATGCACCTATAAATAATCATTCCATTATATGCCTTATTAAAAAAGTCTGCTGACCCACTAATTGAATATAAATTAGGTTTTTTGAATATACCATTTTCAGATTCAATTTTTCTTGGGTGTGCTATTAAAAATAAATGAGTATTTGTTTGCTGAACAAATTGGGTTATTAAGCTTAATTGTTTTCCTATATAGCTAAAGTCTCTTTGTGCAGAGTGGTCTAACATGTTATAAGGGTCTATGACGCATATCTTAATACCTTTTTGAAATACAAGTTCCTTAAACGCGTCTAAAATGCCTTTTAAAGTAAGATTAGCTAAATCTATTTTAATCCAGTTAAAATATTCTTTTATAAAAGACTTTGAGTTATTTAAATCGTCTGTTGTACAATTTTTTTCATTTAGTTTATTTGCTATTCTTTTTATGTGCCCCTCATAAGGAAACGATTCAGGACTAAAGATTGCATTTCTAAAACTATAACGTTTAGCCATGTTAACCAGTATTTGGTCTATAATATCTGACTTGCCAGCATTAGGAATTCCACTAACTACAGTCCATTCACCAAAAGCCATATTATAAAAATTATCTGATTCACCAAGGTCTAAAGAATAATTAGTAATTCCATTTTCAGAATAGCTCAAAACACTTTTCCATATGTCGTCAATATTTAAAACACCTTCAATAGGATAGTTTTTAGCTTGTTTAAGGACCTTTCTTAATTCTTCAGCCCCTTTAGCTACTAATATGTCATTAGCGTCTTTAAAGTCTTTAAAATCGACATATAAACATCTATAGTAACCAAGTCTTCTTGCTAATTCATTTCTTAATGCAATTCCTGGTCCATCGTTATCAGTGCATAATATTATTTTTTTAAATGGTTTAAAGTATTCATAACAGTTATCTAAATAAGTTAAATTTTGATTTCCTTTACTTGCTCCATTTGGAACTGAACAAACAACATAATTTCCTGCTTCATATAAACTTAAAGCGTCTATTTCACCTTCAACTATATAACATGTTTCAGATTCTAATTTTAAATTATTAAGACCATAAAAAACTAATTCAGCACCTGAAACCATTTTAAAATGTTTGTCAGCTGTTCTATATTTAATATTTATTAAACTATTGTCTCTATAATAATTAAAATTTATTGTTTTTTGTTTTTTCCCACTTTGTGGCATAAACTCTAAACTTTCAGTTATTTTCCAATAATTTAGGGTTGCTTCGCTTATACCTCGACTTTTGAAATAATCAATAATCTTTTGAGACAATTGACTTTTAATTATTTCAGGCCTTACATATTCATTTTCCATAAAATTAACATTTCCAGAATACCCACAATTATGACAATTATATAAACCTGTTTGTACATTAACAGACAAAGATTTATCTCTTTTGTTTTTACGTGTCGGTCCACATTTTGGACATATTGTTTTTTGATTTCCTGATTGATTTTTTACTTTGATTCCTAATTCATAAAATTTATCTATTGTGTTTGTCATAAGTTTAATTTAGTTATATTCCATTTAGTCTTAATTTTGTTTAAAGTTACCATTATACTTTCATCAACTTTAAACCATTTTTTTTTATAATATATTTTTTTTGTTATACAATTTCTTAATATAATATCTTTTTCAGGATTTTTAAAATTATGTTTAACTTCTAATATTATTGCTTTTGAAGTATGCCAAGAATCTGCTATTCTTTCTAATGTTATTTTTTGGCCACCTTTTAAATAATTATTAAATCTTTTAACCTCAATTAATATTAAAATTTCATTGTCAATTTCGAATACTGCGTCTATGTCTGTAGGGTGCATTTTTTTATCACCAATTCCTGTAAAGTCAATTGCTTGCTTTACTTGTTTAGAATTTCTTATTAGACTTTTCATTTACGTGATTATAAATTTGATTAAATTCTTCAATTGTTAAAACGTTTCTTAAATTAAATTCATTTAATGTTTTTGTTTCAGTTTCTGCCCCTAATTTCATTTCGTTATCCTCATTATATAAATAAAAGTTTTTTAGTCCTTTTATCTTTTTATAAGCTAAAGGTTCATTAAACTGCTCCATAAAGCGGTCTATGTACTTAATACCATTTTTGTCATTTGTTCTTAGTTTTAGAATTGTTAAAAAATTACCTGACCAAAAAGAATCATGTCTTAGTTTTTTACAAACTTTATAAACATCTCTTAAATTATATTTATCTAATCGCTCTACTTTGTCAAGGGTGTCAATCCACTTTAATTTTTTAGCATTCGTATTAGGTCTGTATTTTTCAGGAAATAATTTTATAAAATGTTCAATAGATTTATAGGCAGTTGAGTTAATACTTATATTATTATTTAATATATTATTTTGATTGTGTTTTTCCGAATCGGTTTTATCCGTGCCGGTTTTTTGTGATAGGTCATCTAAATAATAATTATAACCAGCAAAGCGACCTTTAACTCTTACCTCTTCTCTTTTTAATAAACCATACTTTTCGAGCTCAGCTATTTTATTTGCTATAGCCTGATAATTATCTTTAAAGTGTCCTATTAAATATTTAATTGTAATAGGTCTTGAAGTATCATGTGAAAACAAATAAGCATAAAGACCTGTTGCCCCCATTGTAATGCCTTTAATACGGAAGACTGCATTAGGTACAATTGTGAAGCTGTCGAATTTCTTCGGCTTATATATTCTATTGATTTCCATTTATTTTAATTTTTAAAGATTTCCCGTTTACTGTCCAAGAATTCTCTAAAGTCGTCAAAGTGTTTTTTGAACTCTCTATATGAAATATCTTTTTCCTGGTATATATCCCATAAAAAGTCTATTAAAACATCTAATTCTAATTGATTCATTTTGCCTATGTACTTAAAAGTTATAGGCACCTCAGCTGTTGATGACTGAGTAAACTTAACCTTCTGTGCTTCTTCGTTATAATAAATTTCTCTATAATTCATTGTTATAATATTTTTGAAGCAACTCTTCCACTTCCTCAAATGATTTAGACCAGCAAGCATACCAATTACATTTTTTTAATTTGTCCAGCCATTCAAGTTGTGATTCTGTTGGTTTGTTATAATTTACTTTTAATTCTATTGCCAAGCCATTATATTTTTTATTTGGCGTAAAAATTAAAATATCTGGGATTCCTGCTTTAGCCCCTAAGTATTTTAATTTGAATCTTTCAAAAGGTGTTCTTTTACCTTCGTTGCTTGCATGAGTAACTAAATAATCAGGATATTGAAATTTAATTAATCTCATTACCGCATGTTGAAATTTGTCTTCTTTTCCTAAATACTTATTAAAAGGATTTCCCATGCGCTATAAAATAATAATATTATTCTAAATTAAAAGTAATATTGTAATTATAATTATTAACCCAGCATAAGACCAAGCTAATATTTTATAATTGCTTTCTATTTGTTTTTTATTTCTTCCTTGCATTTTTTTATTTCTTCGTTTTTTTCAATAATTGCTAACTGTGCCATATTATAAGCGTGTAAAAGTTCATTAATATTCATTTTACTAATTGGCTTAACATGACCTTTTTCTTTTCCTATAATTTCTATTTTAAGTTGATTATATAATAATCTTAATTTTTTATTATAAGCCATCATATTTGGAAATTCTTTTAAAGCATGAATTACGGTCGCATGGTGTTTGTCTAATGAATTTGCTATTTGTGTTTTATTATAAGGGGTAAATTGATAGCATAAAGCATAATAACAAGCGCGCGCTTCTATAAATTTTAATTGCCTTGTTTGATTTGAAATATCTACACCAAAAGTAATTTCCACGAGTTGTCTAATGAATTTCATATTGTATAAGCGTTTTCATCTGATATTGTTCCCCATATATATCCAGGACAAATACCAGTTTCTTTATAAAATTTATAATTATCTAAAGCTTTTATATAAGCCTGTCTTCCTCTTTCAATATTATCTTCTGATAAATCAATTAATTGTATATCTACAAACATTTCATCTTTTATATATTTAGACATTACAATTATAAATTTGAATTGCTTTGGGTCTATTCCGCAAAAGTCGCTATAAAATGCCGCTTGTAAATGATAGCCCCATTTTTTTATGTCGTAGCCAAACAAGTAAGGAGACGTGTCCTGGCACGTTTTAACGTCCATTATAAAGCCTTTTTCATAATTTATATTA